GGAATGACCCCAGCCGATAGACAAAAGGTTACTGCCAATCTTCCAAAGGATAAGAAAAAAGATAACCCCAAGAGCAGGGTTGCTCAGAAAATGAGCGGTAATGTAATCCCGATCAATAAGGTTTCTAATGGCTAAAGGCGATCTCTACTATTTCGATCAAGAAGCTGTTGACGATGTTGTATGTTTTTTTGAGGAGTACATAGTCCACACTATTGGCGAGTGGTACGGTAAGCCGTTTATCCTAATGCCATGGGAGTATGATATTATCAAAAACGTGTTCGGATGGAAAAGAAAATCTGATTATACTCGTCGCTATCGAACTGTATATGTAGAAATCCCTAAGAAGTCTGGAAAATCTCCCTTCGCCTCAGCACTCGCTTTATACATGTTATGTGCTGATGGTGAGCACTCCGCAGAGGTTTACGCTGTCGCTAGTGCAGCACAACAGGCAGGAATTGTTTATACAGGTGCTAAAAACATGGTCCACTCCTCGACAGCACTCAGAGAGTTCAACATCGAACCAATGGAAAGAGCAATCTTTCATCACCCTACTATGTCTCGTTTCAAACCAATAGCGAATAAGGTCGAGAGTGCTGACGGTATCAACGCTTCATGTATCATAATTGATGAGCTTCACAGGTTTGCAAAGCGTGATCTCTACGATTTGCTTGAGCACTCTATGAAAGCTCGTAAGCAGCCACTCCTTTTTATTATCACAACGGCAGGCTGGGATCGCAACTCAATATGCTGGGAGGTTCACGAGAAGGCTGAGAGGATCAGAGACGGAAAGCAAATCGACGACTCATTCTATCCTGTGATCTACTCTGCCGATATTGATGAAGACTGGAAAGATCCAGAAGTTTGGAAACGAGTCAATCCTTCTCTCGGCGTAACAGTAAAACTCGAAGACATACAAGCGATGTGCGACGATGCAATCAGGATACCAGGTAAGCAATCAGCTTTTAGAAGGTATGTTTGTAATCAATGGGTCGAGTCTAACACCCCTTGGCTTGACATAACCGACTGGGATGCGTGCGGAGATCCTGATATTACACTAGATGCGTTGCATGGAGAAGACTGTTTCGCAGGTGTAGACCTTGCAGCAAAGAGGGATCTTGCGGCTAAGGCATTATTATTTCCTCCAAGACGAGAAGGAGAAGCATGGATCTTAATTCTAAAGTTTTATATGCCAGCCGATAACGTACGGAGAAGAGTGGAAGATACTGGAGTCCCTTATGTCGAATGGGTGCAAGAAGGATTTATTAAAACAACTAAGGGGGATACAATAGATTACGAAGTGATAAGAGAAGACCTTAATGAAGATGCAAAGAATTTTAATTTAATAGAAGTTGCATTTGACCCTTGGAATGCACAAAAACTTATGACAGATTTAGAGAATGACGGATTTGATAACTGTCTAACTTACTCTCAGACTATCGCTTCAATGAGCGCACCAATGAAAGAAGCAGAGAAGATGTTAATAGATAGATCGATTGAGCACGACGATAACCCAGTAATGAGATGGATGGTTGGTAACGTGGTCCCAAAAGAGGACTCGGATGAGCGTAGAAAGCCCGACAGATCGAAGTCAGCGGATAAAATAGATGGCGTTGTAGCGTGGTTGATGGCTCTCGGACGTGCAATTCAGGAAGAACATATCGATACTACCAGCATATATGAGACACAGGGGATTGACTTCATTTGATACATGTATCTTTATGGTACGCCTCATTATGAAACAACGGCAAAATATGCCTTGACATTCTCACAAAATTGTATTACATTGATACAATTAGATCTTAGTGAGGTGTAACCAGGGCGTAAATTGAAAATCCCAAAGTGGTTGACTAACAGTATTGTAACTGCGCTTAGATCAAGTGTATCAGCATCGTACACTCTTTCAGATCCTTCCCTATTAGAATTATTCAGAACTCAAGATGACGACACCGGACTACTCGTTAACGAACAAACAGCAATGTCTCTCGTTACGTTTTATCGTGGTCTTAATATTCTTGCTGGTACTATAGCAGGTCTCCCTTTTAATACTTTCAAAGAAACTACTATTAATGGTCACGATGGGAAAGAGTTGGACAAAGGTAATCCTGTATATTTCCTTCTCAAGAAGCAGCCTAACCAGTGGCAGACTCCATTCGAGTTTAAACGATTAATGATGGCTTGGCTTATCCTCCGTGGCAATGCTTACGCTGAAAAAATAGTAAACGGTAGTGGTGTAATTACCCAGTTAATCCCCCGAGATCCTGATTACATAACTGCTTTTATGGCTCCTGATGGTAAAAGAGCATACATGTATAGGCCACCACAAGGCAAAGAGAGAATAATTCTTCAAGATGAGATGTGTCACTGGATGAATCTCTCGTTGGATGGGATTGAAGGAGTCGGAGTAATTGAAAACCATGCTCGAACTCTTGGCATGAGTATTGGTGCAGAGAAACATGGGGCAAGTTTATATAAAAACGGTAGTCGTCCAGGTGGTGTCTTAGAACATCCAACAAAGCTCGGGCCTGACGCTCATAAACTTCTTTTGGATTCATGGGGAGGTGGACACCAGGGAGTAGATAGATCTCATAAGGTTGCTATCCTTTCCGAAGGGATGACTTTCAAGCCTATTGCAATGACCCCGCAAGAAGTCCAATATATTGAAACTAGAAAATTCCAAAGAGGTGATATAGCTATCCTTTTAGGACTACCTCCTCATAAGGTTGGAGATTTAGAACGAGCGACCTTCTCAAATATTTACCAGCAAGCTTTAGAATTTTACCAAGACTCAATTATGCCGTGGGCAATCCTGATAGAAGAGGCTTGCAATCGTGATCTCTTCACAGAATCACAGCGATTAACTCATTTTGTTAAGTTCAATACAAACTCAATTCTCCGTGGTGATCTTGAAGCGAAGTCTAAATATTATGCGAGTGCAATTCAAAACGGATATATAAGTATAAACGAAGTTAGGTCTCTTGAAGATATGAACGGTATTGAGGACGGAGACAAGTATTATCATCAACTGAACATGATTGAGGTAGGGAAAGAACCAGATCCAAACGAAATTCCACCAACAGAACCAGATGAAGATGATGACGATATTATAGACGATGCACGAGCTATAGCAAGTAAGAGAAACGGAGTAGGCCATGAGTAAACTAGAAATAAGAACATTTAGCACTGAATCTATAATTGAGGAGCGTGCAGAGGGTAAAGGATTAAAACTTTCAGGAGTGGCTATTCCATACGATACTTGGAGCGATGGTCTCAACTTCAGAGAAAAGTTTTCAAGCGGTGCCTTTAATGAGTCCCTCCGTAAGGGCGACAATATTTTTTCTTTTTGGAACCATAACAGAGACCACGTACTTGGAAGAACTTCAAACAAAACTCTCAGAATAGAAGACTCTGACAAGGCATTGCGGTATGAGGTTGATCTTCCATCAACAACGTACGCCAAAGATTTACATGAGCTTGTTAAGCGTGGAGATGTTGCAGGAACTTCTATTGGATTTAGAACGGTTGAAGACGAATGGGGCGAGGATGAGCAAGGATATTGGAGAGTAGTTAAGCGAGCTATTCTTACCGAAACTTCTCCAGAGATTACTCCAGCTTATTCTAATACAGACGTTGCAATCAGATCAATGGAAGAGTTTAGAAGTTCTCAGGAACCAGAAGTAAAAGAAGATTTTAAATCTACAAATGATAATTTAAGAATAGAACTTGATTTACTAGAAATAGAATAGAGCGGTGAGCATTGCTCACATAACAAAAAGGAGAGATCAGATGGATCTCAGAGAATTAAAGGTAAAACGAGCAACGGCTATTGAAGGAGCCAGAGCAGTGCTTAATACCGCTGATGCTGAAAAGCGAGATTGTACTGCTGAAGAGAAGGGACAAATTAAGAAATGGACTGATGAGGCAAGGTTAATCTCAGAAGACATTAAAGTTAGAGAAGACCTGATTGAGCAAGAGCGTAGAGTTGCCGCCTCAGTTGTTCCAGAAGTAGCGGTTAAGACCGACGACCAGAAATCAGCTTTAGCTCTCCAAGGATTTAACACCTACCTCCGTAGTGGTAGAATTGGCAGTGGTGAAGGTTCTCAAGAGTTCAGAACTCTACAGCAGAATCTCGATACTGCTGGTGGTTATTTAGTACCACCAGAACAATTCAAAGCTGATATAATTAAAGGCCTAGACAACGCCGTATTTATGAGACAGTTGGCAACTGTTATACCTGTCACGTCGGCTAAATCTTTAGGTATTCCCTCGCTGGATACTGACGTTAGTGATGCAGACTGGACTCCTGAGCTTGGATCAATTAGTAAAGATACCTCTTTGGCGTTCGGTAAGAGATCATTAACTCCTCACAAGATGACAAAATATATCTCTATTACGCAGGAGCTTATTGACGGATCAGCTATCCCCATTGAAACGTTTGTTAAGTCACGTCTAATCTATAAAAAAGGCGTAACAGAAGAGAATGCGTATCTCAATGGAACAGGTGATCAACAGCCTCTCGGCGTTATGGTAGCAAGTGCCCAGGGTATTAATACGGATAGAGATTTAGCTACAGGGAATACAGCTACTAGTCTAACGCTTGATAATCTTAAGCGCAATAAGTATAACATTGATGCTGCCTATAGAGCTAAGGCTAATTGGATATTCCATACCGACGTAGCTCTTGAAATTGCTTTGAAAAAGGATGCTGACGGGCGTTATATGTGGGTAGATTCTATCACAGCTAACGAACCAAGCACACTTTTCGGGATCCCAGTTCGAGAATCTTCTTATATGCCAAGTACGTTAACTCCTGGCTTATATGTTGGTATTCTTGGAGACTTTAGTTACTACTGGATAGCAGATAATGTAAACATGCTGATCCAGAGACTTGTTGAACTCGGAGCTCTTACCGACGAGATATACATTAAGTTGCGAGCGTTTACTGATGGTATGCCAATGTTAGGTGCACCATTTAGTCGTGTAACAATGAATACCTAGGAGAAAAAGAAAATGTATAATTTATCAAAAGAGATTAAAGTCAGTACAGCGATTACTCCTACGGCTGGCGTGGCTGCGGCAACTGATATAGAAGGAACTACTCTTGATATGTCTGGTTGTGAAGAGGTAATGCTGGTTCTTTACACAGGAACGATTACAGCCGGAGCGGTTACCACAGTTAAATGGCAACAGGGCGATGAGAGCGATCTTTCAGATGCGGCAGATCTCGAAGGAACTTCGATGACTATTGCTGTCACCGATGATGATGTAATGAAGATTTCAGATCTTATCAAACCGACTAAACGTTATGTCCGAGCCTATGTAGATAGGGCAACTCAAAATGCTGTGATTGCGTCCGCTGTTTATCTTCAAAGTGGATGGAAGAAAACTCCAGTCACTCAAGGTACGGGCGTAACTGCCGAGATTCATAGTTCTCCAGATGAAGGCACGGCTTAATATTTAACTCGGGGTTTCGGCCCCGAGTATTTACTCGAGGTTTATTATGGCAGTAGATACGACATATACGACTGGCATTTATACAAAAGATAACGGCAACACAATGGTCGTTGCTGATGGTGGAGCTATAGAAGTCCAGTCAGGAGGGACGTTTAGAGGCCCAAATCCATCTGGAGGCACCGATTACTACGTAGACGGGAACACAGGCTCAGACTCAAACGATGGGTTAAGCTGGGGTAATAGCATGTTGACCGTTGCAACTGCAATGGCAGCTTCTCATACTAATATTGCGGCTGGTTCGACAGGATGGGCGGCAAGAAACAGAATCTTTATCAAAGGCGATGATTTTGTCGAGGATTTCGTAGCGGTTGCTCAAAAAACTGACATTATCGGAGTCGGTTCGAGCGACAACTACGCTTATGCTTGCATCCGAGGCAACCATACCCCAGTCAATACAGCGGTAGGCTGTAGGTTCTATAATGTACGATTTAGGCCAACAGCTTCAACAGATTGCTGGACTTTAACTTCTTCAACCGGTGGAATTGAATTCCATAACTGTTATTATGAGGCAGCTTACTCAACATTCACATTCCCATCAGCTATTGACTCAACAGGATGTGCTAGACTTAGAGTTATGAACTGTCAGTTCTCAGGCGTATTCTCTTCTAATTATATCGACATTGGGGCCGGAGATGCTACAGGAATTGAAATAGCATACAATGAAATGACCGGCGGTGCTGACAACGGAATCATGGTCACTGGCACCGCAACAATCGGTGCAGGTCACATGGGTAAAATACACCATAATTTTGTTCAATGTGCAGATAAAGTCATTGATACACAGGCAACTAGTGTGTTTAATGTCTATGACAATGTCATGATTTCAGGTGAAGCACTCGGAGCGAGTTCTTATGTTATCGATTTGACATTTGCTTGCAGGAATGCAATTACTGGAAATGATGTAAGCGTATATGTTCCAAGCCTGACGACAGTGGCCTAATAGCCGGAGTAAATCATGAGCTTTTGCTTTTGTGATATTGTAACTATAACTACCAATGCCAATGGTGTTGGTAGTGGTTACACGCAGAATATAACTGGGAAGATTGCTACTGTAATATATACTAAAGTCGACTATTCTGATGGAGTTGATTTTGTAATTTCAACAGAAGATACAAACCAGTCAATATGGGGTGAGAACAACGTAAATGCTTCAAAAACAATAGCTCCAAGGCAAAAAACACAAGATACAAGAGGGTCTGACTTAGTATATGTTGATGCTAAATATGTTTGTGATAAAATACCAGTATCTTGTGAAAGAATAAAGATCTCTATCAGTTCAGGTGGTGATACTAAAAGCGGTATGTTTAAATTTATTATTGATTGATTAGGAGATAAAATGTCATTACAACCAACTAACCAGCAATATCAGACCTACGTTGAGACCACAACAGGTCAATATCATTTGGTTACTCTAGATACTGATGGAGTTGCGACTTCAGTTATACCTTTGAGTGGTCAAGTTGATACCACAACTCAGGCAGCGGTAACCATAAACTACCCTCATAAAGAGATTCATAATGGAGACGCTTTCTTTGTGATGTATTCTGTTTTAGATCTTGGGGCTATGACTGGTCCTGATAATACAATATCTTTCACTTTTACAACTCCTAATACTACGAGATGGGGACATTTCCAATTTTTAGCTCATGCATCGGCTGATAGTAGGGTCAGATTAATAGAGGCACCATCAGGTGGGGCATCTCCTGCGAGTCCAGTTGAAAATAAAGTATGCTTAAACAATAATCGTAATAGTGCAACTGCTGCTACTCTTATAGCTCTTGACGGAACAGTTGGTTCTGTAACTTACGATGCAACCTTAGCAACTGGAGGAACATCCTTGATTGATGAGTACATAGAGGGAGCAACTCAAGGAGCTTTTTCAAGTGCATCGAGAACAGGTACTCGCGATGAGATTATTCTAAAAAAGAACACTAAATACCAGTTTTCAGTTGTGGGAGATAATACAGATCCAGCAACGATAATCATGAAATGGTACGAGCATACTAATTCATAGGGAGGAATTATGAAAATAACAGTATTTGTAGACGTCCATTGTGCGTATGGAGCGTTTAAAAAGGGTTCAACTACCGATAAACTACCTGATGAAATAGCTCAAGGATTACTCGACGCTAAAAAAGCGGAGCTATGGAAAGAGAAAACATTACCAATTGAAGATGTTATCGAGATAACTGTTGCGGAGATTGAAGTTGAAACAACAGCAAAGCCAGCTCCTAAAAAGCGTGGTCGTAAATGAGTTTCAGAAGTTTAAACGTCAAGACGGCTCCGACTGTCGAACCGATCTCACTAGTTGAGGCTAAGGCTCATCTGAGGGTTGACTATACTGACGATGATACTCTTATCACCTCTCAGATTAAAGCTGTTCGCCAAAAAGCTGAGATTGATACTAAACGTTCTTTTATTACTCAAACACTCGAATTAAGGCTAGATAGTTTCCCTTGTGGTGAGATTAAACTATTGAGGCCTCAAGTTCAGTCTGTGACATCGGTTAAATATATTGATACCGACGGAGTTGAACAGACTTGGGATTCGGGAGATTACACAGTTGACATTTATTCACTACCTCCAACAATTTACCCAGCTTATCACGAGTCATATCCTTCAACAAGGCGTATTAGAAACGCGGTCACAATTGAGTATATAGCTGGTTATGGTGATGCGGCAACGGATGTACCAGATAATTTAATTGCAGGAATGAAGATGCTTCTAGGGCATTTATACGAGCACAGGGAGGCTACCATCCAGAGCGCAATATCTACTAAAGTACAATTCGCTTATACTAATTTAACATCACCTTTCGAGGTATTTAATAGTGATTGAACCTAGTGCGATTGATGGTGTGAACCTTTGGGAGGTTCCAAACGTTTGGAAAGGTGAGACATTAATTATAGTCGCACCAGGGCCGAGTGCTGAGAAATACAACAATAATGCACTCCTGCCATATAAAGAAGAGGCACGGATAATTGCGGTCAATGACGCTTATAAATTAGTCCCGTTTGCTGACGTTCTTTACGGTTGCGATTGGTGGTGGTGGCAAAAAAGAAAAATGGTACCTGAGTTTGATGGACTTAAGATAGGATTGACTTACGAAGGCATAACAGGACTCCCCTACTCAGGATGGGCTGGCAGTAAAGAGAAAGATCAGCTTTCTTATCAGTTGGCATCAACAGGTAAAGAAGGGCTCGAACTTGAAGACAAAAGAGCTGTTAGAACGGGACAAAATTCAGGATACCAAGCTATTAATTTAGCGGTCAATCTCGGAGCTGATAGAATTATACTTCTTGGGTTTGATATGAAATCTGGAAAAGATAAAGAGCACTTTTGGGGGGACTATGAAGACCATCCAAACCCCAATAAGGGATTATATAAAAGCTGGCTAAAAAACTTTAAAACAATGGTTAAACCACTAGAAAAAGCTGGTGTACAGGTCATTAATTGTACTGAGGGAAGTGCTTTGAAATGCTTCCCAATGTGCGAACTTGAGAGGGCTATCTAATGCATAAAAGTGTAATGGATTGGGCGAAAGGGCAGATAGAACAAAACTATTTGAATAGTCTAAACACTCTCGAAGTAGGCTCTCTCAATGTTAACGGGTCTGTCAGAGAGTTATTCTCAGGTGATTATCACGGTATAGATATTCAAGAAGGTCCAGGAGTAGACGAGGTTATCGATGCGGCTAAGATTGAATATTCGAACGAGTACGATGTTGTTATTTGCACTGAGATGCTAGAGCATGCAGAAGATTGGCGAGCGGTAGTCAACAATATAAAAAAGGCGCTCACAAAGGGCGGGCATTTGTTATTGACCGCACGGGGACCAGGATTTAAAAAACATGATTACCCTGGAGACTTCTGGCGGTTTACTCCAGATGATATGAGGCTAATATTTTCAGACATGGATGTAAAAGTTTCAAAAGATCCTCTTTATCCTGGAGTTTTTGTTTTTGCCAAGAAGACAAAGGTTAAACAACTGAATTTAGATAAAATTGAAGTGAGCCAAATATGAAAATAGACGTGTTACTAGTTAAATACACTCCTAACGAACTATCTGAGATAGCTTGGGAAAATACTCTTAATACTGTATCAAAATGGAACACTGGGGTATTAATTCATGATAATAATATTAAGAATATTGGACTTGTAAAGGCTAGAAATATTTTGCTTAAGAAATCAGAGGCTGATGTTGTCGTATTGATGGATTTTGATTTTAACAACATAGATGTAGATATAGAAAAAATGGCTAGAGTTGCAATGGATTTTGGAGTAGTAGTACCTAGAGATACTCGAAGGAAAAACTGGTCGAGTGAATGGGAAACTTTCGAAGATTGTTATTGTAATTTCATGGTAGTTAAAAGAGAAACTTTGAATTTTATTAATGGTTTTGATGAGAAATTTGTTACTGCATATGCTGACTGGGATCTACTGAATAAGCTCAGAGACTTAGGGTTGGTTAGACATAATTTAAGTGTAGTCGAGCACATAGGGTTATCGGCAACGGTTCCGAATATAGAAGAAAAAAGAGCGGTGTGGGCTAAGGATTTGTCACAGTTTGAAGGTAAAAGCTGGAGACCAAGATGAAAATAACAGTGCATATAAGCCCTTTACCACAACTCTCACATCATCAGGAGTGGATAGGTGCTATGGCTGAAGGATTCGCAGCGCATGGTATTGAAGTCCGTACTCGATACGATTTTGAGCCAACAGATTGCGACCTCGCTGTCTTCTGGTCTCACAGTGAGAGAGTAAACAAAATTAAAGAGCGACAACTCACTAACGGTAGCGATTATATAGCATTAGAGCGAGGGTATAGCGGCAACCGTTATGAGTATAGCTCTGTTGGGTTTAATGGCCCAGCTAGACTCGGAGAATATTGTAATAAAAACTCAAAACACGATAGAATTAAAAAGCTCAACCTTAATATAAAGCCATGGAAAACTGGCGGTGATTATATACTTCTACTCGGTCAGGTTCCAACAGATGCAGCTTTGAGAGGTCTAAATTTGCATCAATGGACAGAAGAAGTAAAAGCAAAGATTTCTAAGATCACAGATAAAGAAGTTAAATTTAGGCCGCACCCGATCGTATTTCCGGATAACCCTAATACATTAGCGGAAGATCTCGACGGTGCGGCTGTTGTTGTAACCTATAACTCAACAAGCGGAGTTGACGCTGTGATGTATGGAGTTCCTGCAATAACTCTTGACAAGGCTTCAATGGCATGGGATATGGCAGGACACTCGTTAGATGATATACTAGATCCTCCAACTCCAGACCGTTCTCAATGGCTCGCTGATTTGGCTTATACACAATGGACACTTGAAGAGATAAAGAGCGGCAAGTGTTGGAAACATTTGAGTAAATATTATGCGCATCGGTAAACTAGACAGAAGAATCACTATACAAGCTCTAACTGTTACTGCTAACTCGGAGGGTGCAGGGATAGAGTCATGGAGTGCAGGTACAACTGTTTGGGCGAGCAAGATCCCTAAGACGGTTACTGAATCTTTTCAGGGCCAACAGGAACTCGCAACTGCCGATTTAGTTTTCAGGGTCAGAAATATTAGCAGTATTACAGAAACGAGTAGAGTTGTTTATGATAGTAAGAACTATGATATAATTGGCATTCAAGAGATCCAACGGAATCAAGGATTTGATTTATTTGTAAGGTGGCAAGACAATGGCTAAATCAGGACTAAATTTTTATTTCAACATCGAAGGGGCAGAGCCATTGGTTCAGGTTTTGGACCAACTGCCTAGAGGTGTGACTAAAAAAATCCTGGTTTCAACATTGAAATTGACAGCAAAAGACACAGTAAAAGATGCGAGATCTTTTGCCAGAAAATCAGATTGGGATTCTCAAGATATGGCGAAGAGTATTAATTCTCGAACAGTCAAAGGGCGTACGGCAAAAATTTCAGTAGGTGCCTCAAGAAGGCACTTTTACGATCTATTTTTTGAAGGTGGATTCTATACTCGTCCGGCAGAGGCTTTTATTAAACC